AGACAACCATCCTTTAAATGTTGGTACAGTGGGAATTAAAGGTTCTCGTGCAGGTAATTTTGCTTTACAGAATGCAGATTTGTTAATTATTTTAGGCAGCAGTTTAGGTGCTAGCGTAATTGGATATGACCCTAAGCAATTTAGTCCTGAAAGTTTTAAGATCATGATAGATATTGATCAAAATGAAATCGACAAAAATATTATAAAAATTGATCATGTATATCATACTAGCCTTAAAAAATTCTTTGGAGATGTGTTATGAGTAAGCAAGAATGGATTGACAAATGCCAATCATGGAAAAACAAATGGCCAGTCTGGCAACCTGAATATGCTGCAACTAACCATATCTTTTCTCTTAACCTTTATGCAGTACTTGATGCAGTAAATAAACACAGTTTTAGCAACCACATTATTATGGGAGATGCTGGTAGTATCAGTTATGCGGGACCAGTTGCTTTAAATGCTAAACTAGGACAACGTTTTATTTTCAGTCCTGCACAAGCAGACATGGGATGGGCTTTGCCTGGAGCCATTGGTGTTGCTCTTGCCAGTCGAAAACCCATTATTTCTATAACGGGTGATGGTAGTTTTATGAGCAACATTCAAGAACTAGCAGTAGTACGTCAACATAATTTAGATATCAAATTTATTATTCTTAATAACAATGGGTATCTCAGTATTAAAAACACACAACAAAAATACTTTCAAGGCAGGGTCTACGGAACCAGCGGTGAAACTGGACTGTGGTTCCCGGACTTTGGGCAAATCGCCGCCAGTTTCGGGCTCGAGTATCACTTAGTGAATACAGCAGATGATTTAGACAAATTTGGCGAACTTTTTGATTCTGTTGGTCCCGCTGTTATTGATTGTAAATGTTTGGCCGATCAAGAAATTTTGCCTGCGCAAGCATTAAAAAATGGACGTCAGGCTGGATTACATGACATGACCCCGTTCTTAACTGATGAAGAATTAGAACAGGAGATGATTGTAAAAATTGATTAAATATCATTATGAGTGCTGATTGGTTAGAATATAGAAAAGCAGCCTATGACTTAATTTTAGATCGTAGATTAATTTGACAAATTTTGTTTAACCTGTTAATATTAGTCTAAATTTATAAGAGGGTAAAAATGTTTGAATCAATTGAAATTCGAAGAGCAGCAAATGGCTTTATTTTGGTTGTACACTCCGAAGATGATGATCAAGAATTTGTCTACGATACCAGTCGTCGTCTGATGAGGGCTGTGAAACAGTACATTGAAGGGCCTAACAGTAAAGAATCCGAAGATTGACAAATATTCCAATATTTCTTATAATATTGGTATAGTAAGCAAAACGGAGCAGTACATGAATGTCGAACAAGGTTTCCTGATTGCAGACCTGGTGGAAGTTCTTCAAACTCTCCCTAAACGGGATCACATTTTTGCTGGTAAAATGATCAAAACCTACGACTATTCAGGCAAGTTGAGCCCCAAGCAGGAAACGATTGTGCGGGAAATCCTTGCAAGGGCAGTTGTTGCTTAAAAGCAACGGTTGACAAATATTCCAATATTTCTTATAATATTGGTATAGTAAACGAAACGGAGTAAGACATGGCCCGCTACACCCCTGTGAAGATTTCCACCCTGGATTTGGCTGCTCTTGCGTTTGCGGCTATTCGCGCCAATAACGGTCAAACTCACAAAGATGAACGTTTCTACGACAAGGCTGCAGATACGGTCATTTCTGTGGTGCCCAATAAAGTCCTTATGCGTGAAGGCAAGTTGGCAGTCACTGATCAAGATCGCGCAGATGCTCAAGCGGCAATGGACACTTTGACCCAGGATCGCACCATGCGGATCCTCAAAAATCTCAAGGTTGCTGATTTTCAGAATACCTTGACTAACCTGGTTGTTGGTGCTGAAGCCACTATGTCGGACGCGGGATTGATGGCTTTCCTTCCCAGCATGGCTGCTCAGATTCAACAACGGCAGCAAAAAGAAGAAGAAATTGCTGTACTGGCTAATACCAGTGAATACTTGGGTCGGGTTGGGGATAAAGTTAAGTTTACTCTAACGGTCATGTCTGCCCGTTGGGCTCAGCAGTTTGATTGCTGGAATGTTAGCGGCAAAGATGAAAAAGGTAATTTGGTACACTTTTTCACCAGCAAGGAAGAGTGCACCCGTAACGGTACCTACACTGCTAAGGTCAAGCGTACCGAAGAAAGTCGTTATCAAAACGGTGCTAAAGTGACTTCTTTGAACTTTGTCAAACTGCAGTAATTTTGGTTGACAAATATTCCAATATTTCGTATAATATTGGTATAGTAAGTAATCCAACAAAGGAACGCAAATGGCTCAGATCCGAATCGTTGAAGGCATCTACCGTAACAAAAGTGTGGCTGGCATGACCTTTGAGCTTGTTGAAAAGTTCAAGACCACTGGCAAGAACAGTTTCGTTACTGTTCGCAACGGTGGTTCTTTCCCCAACATGCCCGACACCATCCGCGTTAATGTGGAAGGTCCTAAGAGCTATGAGTTTGTGGGGTCTGCGGATTCCGTTGTTGAGCCCGAAGTTGTTCGTGCTGCCCGCAAGGTTGAAGAAACCGAAGAGCAAGTTATGGAACGTATTCGTGAGCGCTTCGACATTCTTACCGAAATGACCAAGGCTGCGACCACTGGCGATATCCGTGCAATGATTGTTTCGGGTCCTCCCGGAGTTGGCAAGAGCTACGGTGTTGAGCAAGAAGTTGAAAAGGCTTGCCTGTTCGATCAAATCTCTGGCAAGAAGCTTCGTGCAGAAGTTGTCAAAGGCAGTGCTACCGCACTGGGACTGTACTGCACCCTGTACAAGTACAGCGACCCCAACTGCGTCCTGGTGTTTGATGACTGCGACACTATTCTGTTGGACGATGTGAGCCTTAACTTGCTTAAGGGCGCACTGGACAGTGGCAAGAAGCGTAAAATCTCCTGGCTCAGTGACAGCAACATGCTGCGTCGTGAGGGGGTGCCTGACAGCTTCGACTTCAAAGGTTCGGTGATTTTCATTACCAATCTTAAGTTTGATACCATGAAGTCGCAGAAGCTTCGTGATCACCTCGACGCACTGCAGAGTCGTTGCCACTACTTGGACCTGACACTGGATTCCATGCGTGACAAGTTCCTGCGTATCAAGCAGATTGCACAAGACGGTGCTCTGTATCAAGACTATGATTTTGATCAGGCTACGCAAGACGAACTGTTGGAGTTCATGGAGACTAATGCTAACAACCTGCGCGAAATGAGCCTGCGTATGGCACTGAAGATTGCGGATCTGCGTAAGAGCTTTCCTCTTCGTTGGAAGCGTATGGCCGAGACGACTTGCATGAAGTCTGTATAAATTACCCCTGCCGTGTGCGTAACGGGCAATGTCAATAAGTCCCGTTTCGATAACTTCTGTACCCTGCCTGAGCAGGGTATTTTTTTGACTCACAAATCGGCATAAGTACGAATATGAGTCTTAAAGAATTAACATCTCAACAACATCGAGCAGCTGAACAAACAAGGTTCATGCAAGCATTAATCAAAAAAGAGCTACCTGTAGAAGTGTGGACAAATTTCATTTATCAGAAATGGATAATTTACAAACTGATTGAAGGTTTGGGCGGAGCATACTGCGGGTTAAACAAGGTGCCTGAAATTTTTAGAGCCTTTTTATTGTATCAAGACTTCAAAGAATTGGCACCCGAAGATAGATTTGAGTTAACTCCTACCACCGATGCGTACTATCAATACCTTTTAAATTTGGGCAATCAACCCGAACGAATTTGGGCGCATATCTATGTCTGGCATATGGGCGATCTTTACGGTGGGCAAATGATTAAACGATTGGTTCCTGGATCTAGTGCAGCATTGGAATTTGAAAACAAAGATCAACTTATATTGTTTATTAGAACTCATTGTACCACTGATATGGCAGATGAAGCAAAGTTAGCTTTTGAATATGCAATTAAAATAATGAATGAATTATTTTGACTTTTCTATTAGAAGTCTTTATAATTGTTTAAATGCAGAGTGCCACATTTAAATTTGTTGAAGATTACATTGAATACATAGGCGGGTTTCGTGAACCCGCCGGCAAAAGCCTAGTATATTTTGAAGCAGTTCCGTCCCCCATCAGTCTAGCTAGATATGATGTGAAGATAATTCAAAGTTTGGCTATTCAAACCAGTGAGCAAAATAGAGCTTATACTGACAAACAAGCCGAATTGGCCGTTAAGCTTATTCAAAAATACGAACGACAGTTAACAAATCTAAAGATTTGTTTGCCTGACGCTTTGGATAATTTTAGATATGGAATTCGCCAAGTTGATAGAACAAAATCGCTAGCGATAAAAGACGACAAATTGATCTTGAAATTTCCGTATGATACAAAAATACTGCCTTTAGTAAAACAAATGTCTAAAGACAGTGACGGTTATGCAAAGTTTGAATATGTTTCTAAGTATTGGGTGTTAGGATTGACTGAGCCTAATTTAAATTGGTCCATGGCGTTGGCACAAGCAAATCAATTTGTGATTGATCCTGCTGTGCAAAATCTGTATAATTTATTGTTAGATGTAGAACAGACTGAATACAAGATAGAATTATTTCAAATTGGTGATCAACTTAAAATCTCAAATGCTGCTAATAGTCTAGTAGAATACATTGAACAAACGTTGGGCGGTTTTAGTTTTTCTAATTTGTTAAAGTTAGTGGACTGTTCATCGGTATTAGGATATAGCGTGTCGGAGTCTTTACTAAAAATAGTTAAAGACAATCACAAACTTTTTTATCCCTTGTTAACTAACAGGCAATCTACAATACCACAATCAGATTGGAGTTTAGATCTATTAGAACAGTATGCCGAGTTGACTGACAGATTGCCAATATACGTGTACGATACCAAAGTAAATTTAAAAGAGACTGATAAAATTAAACTTCTTAATAAGTCTGCATCTGGCGATATCGCTCCCAAACTATTAGTGAGTACTACACCGATGATGATCGGCCCAAAAAAACAAAGTTGGTTATCCAACTCTGAAAAAATTATTATATTAACATGAAATGTAAATTAATTATTCGCGACGAAGTCAACGTTAAGTTAGAAGGATTAGAACTAACTGATCGAAAAAATCTTGTCAACAAATTTAAGTATGATATACCGGGAGCCAAATATCTTCCTGCTGTCAGATTAGGTAGGTGGGATGGCAAGGTTCCATTTTTTAATTTAGGCGGCACTACCTATATCAATCTTCTTCCAGAAATTTTGCCTTACTTGGACGAACGCGGATATGACGTAGAAATAGAAGACCTGCGAACTTACAGCACAATACTAGAATTGGCGCAAGTGTGCGAAACTACATTTAATGACAGACACTGGCCCGACGGCAATCCAGTAGTCCTTCGCGACTATCAAGTAGAAATCGTCAATAGATTTTTGACTACGCCACAATGCATTCAGGAAGTAGCAACTGGAGCAGGCAAGACTATTATGACTGCTGCACTAAGTCGCATGGTCGAACATTTAGGACGTAGTATTGTTATTGTCCCCAGTAAAAGTTTGGTTACGCAGACTGAAGCAGATTACAAAACCATGGGATTAGATGTAGGTGTGCTATTTGGAGACCGTAAAGAGTATGCCAAAACGCATACTATTTGTACTTGGCAAAGTCTGAATGCATTGTTAAAAAGCACCAAAAATTATGAGACTGATGTGACCATTCATGATTTTGTTCAAGGTGTGGTCTGCGTTATAGTCGATGAAGCTCATAGTGCTAAAGCCGATGCTTTAAAAACTTTGTTAAGTGGAATTTTTTCTGCTGTGCCTATCAGATGGGGACTGACTGGAACTGTACCTAAGGAAGATTATGCACGTCAAGCTTTAGTCTGCTGTATAGGACAGGTAGTAGGAAAACTAAGTGCCAGTGAATTGCAAGAAGCAGGGCATTTAAGTGATTGTCATGTCAATATAGTGCAGTTAATGGATTATGTAGAATATAAAAATTATCAGGACGAACTTCGTTATCTATTAGAAACAGAAGAAAGATTGGACTTTATTGCAATGTTAGTAAATAAGATCGCTCAGTCTGGAAACACATTAGTGCTAGTAGATAGAGTAGATCCTGGTAAACAATTGGCCAATAAAATACACAATGCTGTATTTGTTAGTGGTGCTACTAAAGCAAAAAATAGAAAAGAAGAATATGATGAAGTTCAAATATCTGATGACAAGGTTATTGTGGCGACTTATGGTGTGGCCGCTGTGGGTATTAATATCCCTAGGATTTTTAATCTGGTTCTTTTGGAACCCGGAAAAAGCTTTGTCAGGGTTATACAAAGCATTGGGCGTGGCATTAGAAAAGCTGCAGACAAAGACCATGTAGAAATTTGGGATGTAACTAGTACATGTAAATTTGCAAAAAGACATCTGACCAAACGTAAAGCTTTTTACAAAGAAGCAAACTATCCTTTTAGTGTTGAAAAATTAGAGTGGCAAAAATGAGATTACTTACTTTAGAAAATACCAGTTATGAATTAAACGAAATTCCCGAAGAAGTCGACGATGTTAGATTCTGTGTTCTAGACAACAGCGATCCAAAAAACCCCGACTACTTTTTTATTCCTTTAATTTTCTTAGAAAGCTTTAACAGTCCAGCATTGGTCCTTAAAATAGGAAATAGCGTGGTTAAAATGCCGTTGGACTGGCAACTACTTATCGGCGAACCAGATTTAGGTGACCTTGAAGTAGTACCTCTTACTTCTATCAATGATCGTGGCTTTAGTGTATTTGCATTCAATCCCATGGGCAGTTTTCGCCCTGAGTTCTTCCCAGTTGAGGTCATTGACATTTATCAAGATGTGAAATGGTACTTTCCTAAATTAAAGCCAGGTCAATTACTGGCTGTACCCTTAGAAACCGATACCCAAAAACCATTGTGTGTGTATTTCGTAAAAGATATCAGCAGACAATGTGAAGTGGTGAATTTTAGTAAAGCTTGGTAAATGATGAAGACATTAATGATATGCGGATGCAGTTTCAATGCACCTAGTGCAACACTCCCAGGTAGCAGTTATGGCGAACTGTTAGCAAAAAAATTAGGTTGGAATCTCATTCATTTAGCAAGACAAGGCGTTAGCAATGGCGGCATAAGGATAATGATTGACGAAGTTATTAGACAACGACCAGATTTTGCCATAATTGCTCCAACTTTCCATGACAGAATGGAAATACCAGCAAGTGCAGCACCATATGTACCTGTCGCCAACGAAAATAAAGGTTGGGGTAGTGATCTTCAAAATCATTTACAGAATGTCAACATAAAAAATGGGTATAATGCAGCAGACGGCATGAAAAATGTCAACTATGCTAATAAACCCTATAACATGATATCTGAAACTATTTTTAGTTTAGCAGAAAATTATCCACACCCTTATCGTAGCAGCAAAATTGATAAAGCAACTCAATTGGCCATTAAACAATACATAAATTTTCTTTACGACAGTAATTGGAAATTTCAACTTGATACATGGATTATAAGAGACGGTATTGTGCAATTATTTCTAAATGAAATTAAATTTTTTGTTCTACCTGAAAATCTTTGGTCTGTAGAAACTGTTAGAAGCATAATTCCTACATTAGTTCCTGATAAATTTTTGATTACTGATAACGAAAAAACTACTGCATATGCAACATGGAAATGGTCTTTAAATGGTGCAGATGATCCCGGTTATCATGGACTACCAGAAAGCCAGCAATATTTGGCCGACGTTTTTTATCAAATTATCAAACAGTGGGATGACCAGTGAAAGCAGTTTGTATTGTTGCGCATCCAGATGATTGTGTTATATTTGCATGGCCTTTTATGGATTACTTTGATCAATTTGAATGGTCTATACTTTATCTAACTTATGACGACAAATCGGCCCGAGGCAAAGAGCTTAAAGACTTTTGGAATAAACGTAATATAAATGTAGTTTTTCTTGGGCATAATGACACTTACCAAGACATGATAGAAAATCGCATAAGTTTTGATATAGATTTAGCCCAAACACAAATTTTAACCTTTTCGGATAAATTTGACCTAATCCTTACACATGATCAGCACGGGGACTATGGGCATATACATCATAAATTTGTACATGCAGTAGCGCAAAAAAATAATATTGCCAAAGTGTTTTTTGCCAATGATAATGAACATAATTTTAGCTGTCTTAGATCTGTCAGACTGGATCTTAATGAACTGCCGTTACACAAATCGGTGATAGCAGAATTTGCCAATATCGATTTGGGTAAATATTTTATCACTGAACAAGCTAGAGAATTATTAGATGGGAAGATTTAAACCTAATGGCGACTATGTTTATGAAAACGTCGATGGCGTCATTTATGCTCGTGAAGTAGGAACCTTGGACAGATTTGAAATTGGAAAGACCGGGGAACGTGTAAAAAGAGATGAGTTAGAACTTGAATTTTGGATGGAAGTCGTACGTGAATCTCGGTATAATACAACTTTACAACAAGAACTAGAACGTGTTAAACTTATATATTTGCTGATGAAGCAAGAAACTCCTGTACAACATCACCCAGTTTAAATATGGATAAACTTAGTATTGCAAATGAAACTGCTCAACTCAATCAAAAGAATAGACAGTTTATAGATGAGTTAACACAAGAAGAACGTAAAAAGTTTAGTACGTTTCTTATGATGAAATATAGTGCCAACGTTGATGGCAGTGCTGAACTTCAAGAATGGTATTTGAGGGCCAGTAATGAAAGAGTCAATCAAAACTTTTTTGATATAGGGCAACATCCAAAATTACAATGGTTGCTATGCACTACAGTCAGTCCTGGTATGGGCAATCAACGTCATTATTGGTTAGCAGGAAAAAAGAAGGATGGTACAAGTAACAGTAAAGTTCTAAAATTTTTATCAAATCTTTATCCCGCAATGAAACAAGATGAAATCGAGCTATTAGCAAAACTTAATGATGAACAGGACATTAAAAAATTGGCTGAAAATTTGGGCATGAGTGACCGTGACATCAAAAAGGATCTGGGGTGAGTTACGTTTGCAAGTTTTGCAACAAATCTTTTGTGAGGGAAACTACGTTGGCTGCACATCTTTGTGAGCCTAAACGACGTTATCAACAGGAAAATGAGGTTGGTGTTCAATTGGGTTTCAAGTCTTACTTAAAATTCTATGAAATTACTCAAGGAAGTGCCAAACTCAAAACTTATGAGGATTTCGCCAATAGTTCGTATTATCTAGCTTTTGTTAGATATGGTCGTCTGCTAGTAGATATAAGAGCAGTTAATTCTACAAGTTATACAGAATGGCTTTTAAAAAACAATAAAAAATTAGATCATTGGTGTAAAGACCAATTATATATAGAATGGCTTTATCAATACTTGCGCAAAGAATCTGTGCAAGATGCTATAGAACGTGCATTAAAGGAGATGCAATTATATGCAGATAATGAAACAAAACTACAAAACAATTTTGCTAATTATTTTAAGCTTGGTTCTTCTAATCTCATATCTAAGCACATATCAGATGGACGCATTAGCCCTTGGGTTGTTTATAATTCTAGTAGTGGAATTGACTGGCTTAATCGAGCAAATCCAGACCAACTCAAAATCGTAATGACTGCAATAGATCCGGACTTTTGGCAACAAAAATTCCGTGATTATGTAGCAGATACGGAATGGTGTAAAGATGTTTTATCTAGAGCAGGACTATGAAATTTAATTCTGACATAGACATAGATTTTGCTGATAGATCAAAAATTTTAGACAAAATACAATACTGTTCAGCCAGTATAATCAATAATAATGGAATTACAAAACACAACACAGGTGTTTACGTTACTGATATTCCTGTAGATCCGTTTACAGGATCAGCTAGTTTAGACTATCGCAGAGCAGAAGAGCGTGGATATGTTAAGCTGGATTTTCTAAATGTTCATGTATACAATCTTGTCAGAGATGAAACACATCTACTAGAACTAATGAACGCAGATCCCCCGTGGCATCGCTTGCACGAAAAATCATTCTGTGAGCAGTTAATTCACATAGGCAATCATTATAATTCGATTATAAGAATGCCCCAAGCTATAACAAGCATCGATAATCTTGCAATGTTCTTAGCTATTATTAGACCTTCAAAACGATATCTAATAGGGAAAACTTGGGACGTTGTTCGAGAAAAGGTTTGGCAGAAAGAAAATGAAGAAGATTATCAGTTTAAAAAATCGCATTCAATTGCATACAGTCACCTTGTAGTCGTTCATATGAATTTACTAAACAATTCTTCTAACTAAGGTTATTGATCGACGTTTTGTACGTTTCTGTACTGCTTCTTTTAAACTTAAAGCAGGACCATATTTTAATTCTACATCTTTAGAATTAAACGTTTTCAAAGTAAATCTAAAGTTAGACCAATCCGTTTTGAGAAAAATGTTGATTGGTACTAATCTATTGCTTTCCCACCACCATATTTCTCCAAGCTCCAAATATAATCTTTTTTGTTCTTGACTGCGTAACGCAGAATAATCATAGACACTGGTAATGACATCATCGATATTTTGAATGATGCCTATGTATTCATTGCCGCCATAAGTTAGAAAACTCATGAACGGGTAATTATCAAGTAAAGATTGGTAATATAATTCCACAGTGGTATTTATATTTTCGATTAAGCACGGTTCGAAATTGTTATCAGATAAATACCTTAATGCAAACTTTACAAAGTTTTTATTACGATAACAATATCGAAGTACAATTTGACATACAGGCAAATTGTTTAGTATTGGATCAATTGACTCAAAGGAATTATTTCGTGTATACCAGAACTCTGCAGTTGTATAAGGGGGTTACTAATATAGTAAAAGTCGCAGTGAAAAATGCTGATCAAAAGCCCTTGAATATCACAGGCAGCGAATTAGTGTTTAATATTGTAGATGATTATGTATTTGCCAATGCCAACGTAGTATTAAGTGCTAATGTAACTGTGACAAATGCTTCTATTGGCACAGGATATGTGGCTATTCCGGGATTAGATTTGGTTCAATTGGACAGAGAACAATATAACTATAACATTAAAATAAGGACTTGTTGGGGCAATGTTGCCAGTTATGTAGATGATAATTATGGGGCAGCAGGTCAAGTATTTGTCAGTAACTCGGCTTATCCCGTTCACCCCCCAGTCACATTAGATTTGGGCACCATAGAAGATCCTGTTATTAGTGCAATTTATGATTTTGGAAACATATAAGGACAAAAAATGAGCTTGAATACTTTACTTGGCATACCTTGTCCCACTGGACCACAAGGTCCACAAGGTCTACAGGGCCCTCAAGGGCCAAGAGGCCCACAGGGATCGCAAGGACCGCAAGGACCGCAAGGACCTGCAGGAGTCCGGGGTGCACAAGGTTCGCAAGGGCCCATTGGGCCACAAGGCCCGCAAGGCCCACAAGGGCCACAAGGACCTACGGGGGCAGGAGTACAAGGCCCACAAGGTCCTACAGGTCCTCAAGGACCGATTGGTAATCAAGGACCAATCGGTCCAATCGGTCCAATCGGTCCAATCGGTCCAATCGGACCTACTGGAGTGGGTGTACAAGGACCGCAGGGGCTACTCGGGCCACAGGGCCCTACAGGTCCCCAAGGACCAATCGGTCCCATTGGACCGCAAGGACCTGAAGGTGCACAGGGACCAATCGGACCAATTGGTAATACTGGAACGCAAGGGCCACAAGGACCACAAGGCGCTCAAGGAGTACAAGGACCACAAGGCCCACAAGGACCGTCGGGAACTGCAGGTCCTGCTGGTGGTGAAATTTTTGTTCAACGGCTAGGTACAAACGTAACTGTTGCAACAATAGGACTAAATTTTACTGGTAATGGTGTTATTGTTGCAAATACATCTAATGTAGCTACTATAAATATCCCTGGAGTAGAAGATATCGTTACTAATGTGGGTTCTATTTCGGGCACATTTACTCCAAACAGAGCTTTATCCACAGTTTTAAAAGCTACTTTAACTGGCAATATTACCTTAGCTGCACCTACTAATATGAATGCAGGCCAGAGTTTCACTTTGATTTTCACGCAAGATACTAGCGGTAATAGAATAATGACTGCCAATTCTGATTATAAATTTGCAGGAAATTTTAAAACTTTAAGTTTTACAGCCAACAGTATTGATATGTTGAATATGTTTTACGATGGCACAAATTATTACGTAGCCCTAACTACTGGATATGCATAATGAATTTTGGTGCTGCAAGACTGGGTTTTTGGTTCAAACAAGTTGATCGTTCTTATAAGAAACGCATACTGTGTTTTTATGATCCTTTAACCAATGGGCCCGGGGGGAACACTGACTATTATTCAGGGCCTGATAGGAATCCAGACACAGATTTATATCCTGTTATAGAAGCGCGGGGTATCGCTTTAGGTTTTGAAGTGGATTTAGTATCTAGCTACAGTGTTTTAAATATAACTGATTTGACCGCATATAGTCAATTATGGGATTTGGGTTACGCTAGCCCTTATTCAACCAATCCCAATAATCCAAGTAATAGATTAAGGCAGTATATACAAAGCGGTGGATCGTTGTTTATGTTAGGCGAAAACAGTGCGTTTCAGCCCCGAGATAATGAAATCGGATCTTTTATTGAATTATTGGGAGGCGGCAGTAATATCGTAGAAGGCACAACGGATTTTAATTATAGTAGAACTTTAACTATCAACAATGAATTTTTAGTTGAAAATTCAACTTCAGCAGTGGCTTTTGCCAGACCTGGAGTGTTTACAAATTATGGTTTTGGCACACCAATGACAACACAGGGTTTTCCTATTACAGGAGAACTTCATTATCCTGCAGTAATGTGGAAAACTGGTAGCTTAACAACAGCACCATTAGGTTCGGTAATGAGTATTTTGGATTTAAATTTCATTGTCGGTGTATATCAAAATTTAGATTTTGTGGACAATGTTATAGGCAGTTTGAACACTCTATAAATGATAAGTATATAATAAATTTGGAACTATAAATGAGTAAAACAGTTCAACTTAAAAGAGGAAATGCGAATGTTAGTGCTACCTATGTAGGAGCAGAAGGTGAGATAACGGTTAACACAACGGATTATACCTTAAACGTTCATGATGGTATTACTCCCGGTGGATATATAATTACTGGATATGCTGGGGCGAATATTGGAAATTTGAACTTTAGTAATCAAACAATTTCGGGCTTAAATTCCAATGCTAATATAACCATAAACACAGGAAATGCAAGTTTATCTGTTCAAGGCAATACGTCCGCAAATTACTTTTTAGGCAATGGTAGTTTATTAACCGGAATAAACACGTATTCTAATTCGAATGTACAAAGTCTTTTAAGCAATTACAGCTCCCCAATAGTTTCCAGTGCTAATATTACTGCGGGGTATTTTTTAGGTAACGGTGCTTTATTAACTGGCATTAATCAAGGGCCAATTGGTAATACAGGACCGCAAGGACCACAAGGTCCGATAGGTGACACTGGACCGCAAGGACCGATCGGACCGATCGGTCCGATAGGAAACCAAGGACCAATCGGACCAATAGGACCCATTGGAAACACTGGACCACAAGGACCACAAGGACCAATTGGACCGATCGGTCCAATAGGAAACCAAGGACCAATCGGACCAATAGGACCCATTGGAAACACAGGACCGCAAGGACCGCAAGGTCCGATAGGTAACACTGGACCGCAAGGACCGCAAGGACCGATTGGCAATACAGGACCACAAGGCCCATCTGGACCACAAGGCCCATCTGGTTCCTCATATACAGATAGTATCC